GTTTCCCAGTCACGATCCATCCGCATAAGCCGCCAAGCCGCCAACCATAAAGGGTTCAACATAACATGCAGCACCATTAAACATAAGAACAAGCTTACCAGCCATATCTTTTGTTGAGGCTACTGAAGTATATCGTTCGCGACCCTCAAGTTCTTCTTTATATCGTGTATATGCAATAGGAGACATCAAAATAATATCAATGTTTCCTTTTGGAGCATAGATTTGTGAATCGATATAAACCTGTGTCATGCCTTGAGACAGATTGTTTGTAGTAGCATTATAAGCCGCTGGTGTTACGCCTGCGGCTTGGTGCTGCCAACTTGTAGTAAAAGAACTTGAAGCAATCCCACCAATGGTTTTGGTTTGAGAACCAAAAGCATTTTGTGAAAACCAGCCTTGAGTTCCACCAGAACCACCATAATACAATGATTCAAGATTGGTCAAAACGGTAGAAGAACCAGCAACAAGTTGCTTTTCAAACTCTCGTTTCAACATACCCATTACTGACTTCAATCGGGCTTCCAAAATCTTAACAACTGCTCGTTCGCCTTTGTTAGACAATGCTTCGGTATCTGCCAATACTACAGGTGCAATAAAGTCACACCACTTATAGTTTGCAGTACGAAGGGGGTCCTTTACAGCAAGGTTAATAGACTCATACCCAGATACAAGAGATGTAATACTGGAATGGTCGGTTAGAATAACAGGTGCGTCCACATAAGAACCACCGTTTGTTTTTTCAATATTCCCGTGACGCTGACAAGCTTCTAACAAGGGAATATTACGAAAAGTATTATCTACTTCTTTGTCTCGCAGGATACGCAAGGTTGATGCTAATACATCATATTGCACACCGGAAACTGTGACATTACTAATTGCCATCGTTAAATCCTATAAAAGTTAAGGTTGTTTTACAGCGTATCCTTTACGGGCTGAGTTATCAGGGTATCCAATAAGGGCCTTTTAACCAAAATTAGTATAACACCAATTTTAACCAGTGTGCTCGTTTTTAAGACTTTCGTATATTTCCCATGCCGACATCTCAGATAGATTTGTAGGTAAAGATGAAGCATTTTTCCTTGCCCCAGATGTTACCAGACTACTGATTTGTCTTCTTCTGTCTCTTGCTTTCTTGGTTTCATGGGATTGTACAACTTTTTTTGCAGCAGCTTGTTTGCCCTTTACAATCCAGTAAGCAGATTGCAGGTCCATGTGCTCATTGTCCATCAAAACTTCTCGTACATCTTTACGAAACTCTTGGTCGGTTTTAAGCTCTGGATGCTTTTCCATAAACACGTCTACTTTTGCTTTGGCATTTGCTTTTTGCTGGGCTTCGTGCATGGGCTGTAACAGTTCCTGCATCTTGGTAGCAACAACTTTATTAACGTACTTATTAAATGAATCTGCATTAAATGGGTCAAACTCCCCATCGTCATGTTCAGCGACTTCTTTTAATTGCTTAACAACATCAGACTCCAACATAATCTTTTGCTGGGCTTCTAATTGTTTTCGCTGTTCTGATAAAGCTTGAGTTTTCCGTGTATAGTCGGCCCTTAAAGACTGCATTGCGCGTTGGACATCCGCTGGCTGCCCTTGCATTACACTATCCCAACTTTCGCCTTCCCTTAACGTTTCTTGCTGCCGTACTTCTTTTTCTTCTTGCGTTTCATTTTCAATGGCCTTTTGTTCTTCGTGGTCTTTTAATAGTTTTTCAATCTTCTGGTCATATTCATCCCCATAATGAGGTGCTGACTCTTCAGACATTAATGATATTGGTTCTTCTTGCTGTGCAGACTCCTGTGGAGTGTCCTGCGAAGTATTTTCTTGAACTTCAGTTTGTACTTCTTGTTGTGTTTCTTCCATTACATGCGCTCCATAAATAGTTGGTCATCATCAATTTCAGTTCCCATAGGGGTTTCTTCTACCATTTCAACTTCTTCTTCTGGCATCTCTTCATCCATCATCGATACCTGCTCTTCTAAAAAAGCCTTAAAAGTCTTGTCCTTAGCAAGCATATCTAATCTACCTGCCATCATTTGCAGACCTGTATCGTCTGTTGCTTCTTCAAATACCATTGGCTCTAAGTTTGCTGCCATTGCTGCTTCATTAACCATTGCCAATTGACGAACAAACTCTTCTGGCAATGGGCCATTAATATCTTCGTCAAACGTAGGGTAATCAGGCATTTGAAACATTGGCAAAACTTTATTTAAAGCATTAACCAAAGTGTTTAAACCATTTACCGAATATGAGCCCGTAGGTGTTACTGCTTCAATACTATCAGCTACAGCATTGTCCATATTCTGGCCAAGCCTTGCTATTCTCTCGGGTTCTACCATTACATTACCGTATTCTTCAGCCATTAGATTTCTCCTGTTTGGGTAAATTTTTCAACACGTTTGTTATGCGCTGCCGTTTCATTCATAACTGCATCTAACTTTTCGTCTGAATGCTCTTTGCCTTCTAATGGACGAACACCCATTTTACGCATTACTTTTTCTCTATGATGAAAATCTTCAATATAACAACCAAGCCCTCTATCAAAATATCCTGAATAAGTTCCAGACCATGATTGATGCCGACCAAAGGGAGTAATCATGCGAGTTAAATGATGACCGCATTTGCAATCTTGTTGTTGATTTAATTCGTCAACTCGCAAAAACAATTCTTCCTTTGCTCCGCATTGGCCGCATTCAAAATCGTATATTGGCATTATCTAATTCCCATAGGTAAAACTGAAGGCACCTGTTGTGGCTGTGGTGATGCTGTAGCCGCTTGCATTTTCGCATCAATTTGTGGACTATCTACCCCTGAAGGGCTGGGCTGTGGTTGTTCCGCATCCGATGTTGCTACATTTTGTGGCAAAATATTTTCAGGCAAATCAAATAATCGAACAATCTCACTTAAAATAGCTTCTGGAGCTACGCCCAACTGCTGCAATAAAGGTACTGTCATCAGAAACTCTTGTTTTTTAACGGCTTCTGATACAGGAGTTGAACCACTATCTTGTGCATAATACCCAAAATCACCATTCAAATCATCAAATCCAATGGTTTCAGGCTGTCCATTTAACAAAATAATATCTTTATCATCACCAAGAAAGGTACGCTGCATTGCAATATAAACCTGCGCCATGCGTTCGATTACGCCATCTCGTTCTCTGGCCAATCGTCCTATCTCTGAACTTGTATATGCAGCAAGCAACAAGTTTTCTGTAGCTGTGGCCTTGGTTGCTTCACCCCGTGTAAAGGGAGCCATTACCGTACCACGACTCAAATCATCCTGTACCTGAGCAAAGTATCGTTCAAGTTCTATAGGAACTGGTGTATGGGGAACAGCAAGAATAGAACCCTGTAAGGTTTGACCCTGCGTTAGTTGAACTTCTATAAATTCCCCATCATTACCCTGCGATATTTTAGAAAGAGCAATATCATCGAAGACTCCTTTTTCAACTATCCATTGCCTTGCAGCACGTCTAATCATAGCTGCTTGGTATGTTCTGATTGTGTTTGTTTCTACTATTTGGTCATATACCCGGCGCAAACTGGAATATCCCCTTAGTGGCAAATCCGGCATGCGCGAAAAATACATTGGTACAATAGGGATAACCGGACTCTCATTTGTAGTTTGAAAAGGAATCTCATTAAACTTCTCAACTTGTACATTATCCTCATCACCAACCTCAATATCAATCCCATCTTTTAACCAGCGATTACCCTCTGAATAATCAGGTGACCAGATATAAAACTTGTTATTTTCGATATCATAGACTTCTACTATCTCAACATAGTTATAAACATTCTTTTGTGGTTCTGCTTCTTCATTAAAAGAACGATAAATACTATGCTCGTTAGAGTCATCAATCGTATCCAAATACCGTTTTAATGGTTTCATACTAAACTTTCGATTGCCGTACCGCTTCTTAGCATGTTCAACAGTTAGATAATATCGATGGGCACAATAAGCTTGTGAATCCCAATCAGATGCATCCAAGTCTACAATGCAATCCCATGGCGCAATGCACGAAACAGTAACTCGCTTAAACGGGTCTTCGCTGTCAGTAGGAGATAGCTTTATAAAACTGTTAGGGTATATGATTGCCAAACGACATGCGTCTTCAATCTGGGTCCGTGTTGCCTTTAAGAACTCATTCGCCAAGCTCTGAACTTTAGATGGAATACCGCGACCCCTTATATCTGCCTTAGCAACAATAGCAGGGTTACGAGCAAACAAAGAAGCCAAGAACCCCTCTACATATTCGTAAGCTCTTGGAACCTCGATTAGGACCTGTGCTGGGTCATGGTCTTTGTCCCAATAACGATTGGCATACGCATTGCGCAACCTTCGCATTTCTGAACGGCGTTCATCCCAATAAGCAGTGTGCGACCTATATAAATCCTGAAACTTTTTTACATTCATGACTGTATCTTCCATGGATATGGATTTGATTTGATTTGTCTTGCCCTACGCATCTTTAAAAACTTGTCCATCATATTGATTTTCCGACGATTAACCTGTGTATGCGGTATGTCTCTTAATGCCCTATAGCATAGGGCCAAAGCCATAGCCATATCATCATGCATTCCTTTAGGTGCTTCTGGTGCTATCTTTTCAATAACCAACGACCTTAACTCTAACAAAGCAACATCTGGAAGTCTAAGAATCATATTATTGTGTATGTATTCCCGTAGGATTTCATATATCTTAATTTTACTTGGAAGAGTGGTAACAAAGTCTTTTCGTTTGGCATCCATCCACATATTGGTATACCCATATAGTCTTATACGGTCCAATATTAAATGCCCATGGTTGTTGCTCTCTATTAATAAGAATGCATCGTTGTACCGTTTAACAGCTTTATAAACAATATCTGAAAAACCACTGGGACTAACTTTATTACTTCTCCAGCAATATACAATCTGATGGTTCATTGCATTTGCAATAAAGATTACCGAATAGTCCTTATTAACACCAGCAGCAACATCTACACCTGCAACATACGATACATCGTCTTCGGGATTTTGCAGCACAACACTTTCGCCCCGCATTGCAACAGGTTCTATCCTATCCAAAGCATTCCCATCGAAGTAAACACTGTCTCCACCATAAAATGCATCTTCTAAACATCCGGGATATTCTCGACGAAAATCCTCATTGCCAATAGTAGATACCTGTTCCCTTCTCCATTGCAATTGCTCATAATCAAGGTTGTACCTATCTATTAAGTTCTTCTCTTCTTCGGTTGGTTCAAACCGTGGACCCACTGGTGAACGATAAGCGTGATGTTCCCACCACCAAAAACATACCAACGTCCACCCATTGTCAGGAGCACCCATGCACAACTGGTGAAACGTATCACCAGCACCCTTGGGTGTACTCTCTATCAGTATCTGACCCGACTTGGGCAATGTAGCTAACGTCGATGCCAGTACCATCATGGGGTTGTCATAATATGCAAACTCTGATAAGTGTGCTGATGTAAGTGAGAACG